GAAAAGAACACAGCATTTTATAAAGGATAATAATGGCACTAGGAAGAATAGAAGATTATAATAAGATTCTACCAATCGTAGAACTTTACACATGTGTGCAATCAGAGGGCAGCCGAGCAGGTCGCCCTACTGTTGCTATTCGTACAACTGGATGTACTCACCGTTGCTACTTTGGTGACGGAGGTTGGTGCGACTCTTGGTACACGAGTATTCACCCAGAAAAAGGTAAATACTCATTCCAGGATATTATTAACATTTACGATGGAAACCCTGAAATCACAGAAATGATGCTTACCGGAGGTTCACCTTCGATGCACCCTAAAATCGTAAACGAACTAACTCATTTCGCAAATGAAAGAGGTATTATCATCACTATTGAAACTGAAGGATCGCATTTCTTGGAAACCGATTATCCTATTGGTTTGGTTTCTTTCAGTCCTAAGTTTGCTAACAGCGTTCCAACTTTGGGTGCTAAAACGCCTCTTGGAGACGTTGTCGACGAAAAGTTTATTCATACTCACAATCGCTATCGTTTAAATAAAGAGGCGATCAAAAAGTCAATGGAGTATCATAGCGACTACCACATGAAAGTAGTTATTAACCCAGAAGAACAACCAGCAACATGGGATGAAATCAAAGAGTTCTTAGACGAACTTGAGGTACCACGCCACAAAATTTGGATTATGCCTCCGGGAGATAACCGTGAAGAATTGATTCGTGTTTATCCTATGGTGATTGATTGGTGTACTAAACACAAGTATAATTTTACCGGTAGAGAACATATCATTGCATTTGACACTAAACGCGAAGTATAATTATGGTAATTAAAATAGCCCATAAAGTTGTAGTACGAAGCAGCCCAATACATGGGTTAGGAGTCTTCGCTAAAGAAGTAATATGTGAAGGAGAAATAATTGAAGAATGTCCTGTTATATCACTTTCTAGTGAACATAGACATGCCCTTCTAGATTATTCATTCAAACATAACCGCGACCAATATTCAGATGGTATATCTACTGAAACTATACCTTTGGGACATGGTTGTATCTATAACCACTCAGATCAAAATAATGCTACTTGGTTTTTTGATAATAAGAAAAATACTTGTAAATTTATAGCTCTTAGAGATATAGAAGTTGGAGAAGAAATTTGTACTAACTATGGAGAAGGTTACTGGAAAAATCACCCAAATATTGAACGAAAATAATGCCTAATAATTATTTATCTACTCTTTGGACACTTTGGAAAAACGAAGTTCTTGATGTGTCCTTAGTAATCAAAGCCCTAGAAATTTATGGTTACCAATTAAATTATTTGGGCAACGGAGGTATAAAAACAAGTAAAGAAAACGAAACATACGGATGGGAATATGGTAGAAATTTTTAATGCCCAAACTATTGACATTAAAACCAAAATTCTAGCCAAGCAAATTTCAGATGAACATAGAGGCGACGCTACACCTGTTGTAATGGTAGGTGTTTTAAACGGAGCCTTTATGTTCTATTCTGACTTGGTTCGCAATATGGATATTGATGTCGAATGCGACTTTATCAGAGTCAAATCATACTCAGGTAAAGAACGAGGTAGCATCCAATTAACTAAAGATGTTGAAACCTCAGTTCAAGGTAAACACGTTTATCTTGTAGATGATATCTTTGATTCAGGCGAGACTATGAAATTTTTAGCTCAATATTTTAACCTAAAAGGGGCTAAAACAATCAATGTCGTTACCTTAATTAAACGAGCTCAAAACAATTGGGATCCTATTGATCCACATAGTCACGTATCTACCTTTAGACATGCCTTCAAATGCGAAGACGAGTGGTTAATTGGTTACGGGATGGATTCAACCGGAGGTTATAAAAGAAATTTGAAATCAATCTTTGCTCTGTAAAGACTGTTTCGTACATTTATATAAAATAAGTTACATGGAAGAAATGGAAAACAAACGTCGCAAAAAGTACAACGACATCGAATGCGTACCTACAGGGTTCGCCAATGGAGTAGCAGGAGATTTCCCGCTTACCCAAGAACAAAAAGATCAAATGATCGAAGAAGCAGCAGAACACTTTGGTAAGTTTCTTACTGCACTAAAATGCGATTGGCAGAACGATCCTAACTCAATGGAGACACCTCGTCGTGTAGCCAAAGCTTACGTAAACGATTTGTGGAAAGGTCGCTACAACAACTTTACAGAAATCACTTCATTCCCATCAGATGGTTACGATGGAATTATCATTGAGCGTAACATTCAGCTTACCTCAATGTGTTCACATCACCACCAAACCATTCGTGGAGTAGTTCATATTGGTTATGTAGCTGGAAATGAAGGTCGAGTAATCGGTTTATCTAAACTGAACCGAATTGTAGAGCATTTTGGTCGCCGAGGTGCTATCCAAGAACAGCTTACAGCAGCAATTCACCAAGCAGTAGATAAAGTAACTGAAGGTAATTTGGGTGTAATTGTAACTGTGGTAGCTACTCACAATTGTGTATCTTGCCGAGGCATTAACCACCAAGGTGCTGCAATGGTAACTACCAAAGCATCAGGTGTGTTTATGGACAATAGCAACCAAGCCCGTCAAGAGTTTTTTGATTCACTAAAGATCAACAATGGAAATATCTCTATCTGAAGAAGCAATTAAACGTCTGATTGTAGCTGAACTACAAGGTAACCTTGACATACTAATTGATCCTAAACAAAAAGATAGTTTTAGTGAAGGTCGTGTCAAAACTTGGACAGACGTTGTAAGCCGAAGATTATATCATCATTTAACAGAACAACATAAACATGACTCAATTACAGGAATTAATCCAGATCGAACTAATCAATAGTTTAGGTCTACTCCGCTCACTCTCAGACCGAGATGAAGCAACTCGCAATCCCGAAATGGAATGGACTGAAGTTACATCCCAACGAATTGCAAATCTTTTTAATGGACAATATGTACCATTCGTCAGCGAGGTTGAAGAGTTCAACAGCTTAATGAATAAACCAAACAATTATGTCCCTCAAATACCGAATAATAGAGCTGAGTGGGAGTTCGTATACAACTTCGTTCTCGAAGAGCTTGAAGAGTATAAACAAGCTTGCGAAAGTGGAGACATCGTTGAAGTTTTGGACGCGCTGTGTGACATTGCTTACGTTTCCCTTGGGAACGGTACTATGCTTCATGGCCTTAAGCACAAAATTTGGCCCGCTTACATGGAAGTACAGGCGTCGAATCTTTCAAAGGCTTGTGGAACTAAAGAAGAGGCAGAAAAAACTGTACAAGTACGTTCCGAGGAACAAGGCGAACCTTGTCATTATGAACAGGTTGGTGACAAGTATGTTGTATACCGTAGCCGAGACCGTAAAGTAATGAAAAATATTAATTACTTCCGTCCTGATCTAAAACAATTCTTCCCACTAGAATATTTCGCTAATCACCCAGCATCAGCTAAAAAATGAGTTATAAATCGTGTTTTGTTCAACCCCTCAAGGATAAAAACTATAAAGTTCACTTGTGGGATGATGGTGGTTATCAAACAATGACTTGGAATTACCATGCATACGTTGAATGCGATGACCACGATGCTAACAAAAACATTAGAGGGCTACGACAAGAATCACTCCGTAAAGTAAATACTTGGGATAGAGAAAATCCCAAGTTGCACTTTCACGATATGAGACCATACCAAAGGTTTCTAGTTGATATGTACGGGACAAATGACGAGCCCTCCGTAACCCACCAAGAAGTATTCTTTGATATAGAGTGTGAAATGGGAGGTGCACTTACGGAAGATTATATTCGTAGTGCTCCAAAACCCATCACCTCTATAGCTTGGTGGCACAAGCAAACAGATGAGTGGAAAATTCTTATCTTAGATAAAAAAAGCGAGCTACAACACGACAAAGAAGGTAACAGAGAAATTATTCCGGTTCCGACAGAAAAAGCCTTGCTTGAGGCTTTTATAACCAATCTGCGCCAAATTAATCCGGATATACTAGTTGGTTACAACAGTGACTACTTTGACATCCCTTACCTCTACTACCGTATTTGTAATGTATTTGATCAAGAAGTAGCAAACATGCTGTCTCCGATCGGAATCGTAATGGACGAATCCGAATGGAACCGAGACAATTGGCTTAAAATAGCAGGTACCGAGTCTTTGGATTACATGAAGTTGCACAAAAAGTTTAGCTTTAGAGATGAACCCTCATTTAAACTAGATGCTTTAGGTAAAAAGTACGTTGGTTTAGAAAAAATCGAGTACGAGGGTAGTTTGGATCGCTTGTTTAAAGAAGACAAACAAAAGTTTATCGCTTATAACTTTCGAGACGTAGAGATCTTGAAAGCATTAGACGAGAAATTCCAATACTTACCTTTGACAAAAAACCTAGCACATAAGGGTAAAATCAATTATTCAGATGTTTACAAGAATAGTATGATTCACGATGGTGCTATCTCGGCTTACCTATTATCACAAGGCATTATCCCGCCTGCTCGAGACCGTAATCCGATTACTAAAAAGAATTACGCGGGTGGTTATTTGTTTTGCCCTAACGCGGGTTTGTTTAATTATATGTTTGACGAGGATTTGACATCGTTGTACCCTTCGATTATTATGTCTTTGAACATTGGTAAGGAAACGCTAGTAGGTAGGATCTTGATGCCGGATGAGAAAGTAATCGTTGAAAATAAAGAGATTTTTAATTGCAGATACGGATTAAATGATCTAAAGAAAATGGATCCGGAACTCGAGTTTACGGTTCAAAACTCTAAACGTAAGACTGCTCAAATGAAGGTTAAAGATATTATCCATTTGGTAGAGTCCTCACATCTGGCAATTTCAGCTAATGGGGTTATGTATCGAACTGATTTTGATTCGGTGCTGAAAACGATTCTGGCAAAATGGTTTGAGGAGCGAGTCATATATAAAAATAAAATGAAGCAAGCTTACAAAGCGGGCAACAAAGCAGATGGTGAGAAGTTCCACTTGATGCAACATACCATGAAAATCTTGTTGAACTCGTTATACGGGGCAACCGCTTTGGGTTCATTCAGATATGGTAACGTAATTTTGAGCGAAAGTATTACTTTGTCGGGTCAACGAATTATTCAAGAATCGGCTTTGTTTGCTAACACACATATGAATAAAGTAATGAAAGGAGAATTAACATTATGATTACAAAACAAGCAATCCGTAGAGGTGTATCTATCTCAATCAATGGTCTTTCAACTACAAAAGACGAGATTATTACTATGTCTGAAAAATGGACTGAAAAAGAAGAAAACCTATTTAGAAAAATGCTTAAACAAGGCGGATCTTTTTCTATTAGAGGGGTAAAATTCCGTATCTCAGTCCCAGAACAGATCTACAACAATAAAGGAGAAGTAGAAGGGTTATTATATGAAGAAGAGGATGTTATCTAAGACACTTGATCTTCATGGTACTCGCCATGAAAAAGTAGTTCTTTGTTTGGAAAATTTTTACTTTTGGCAGGGTAGAGATACATCTTACTCTACCATTATAACAGGAAACTCTCCAGAGATGCAAGCTATAGTATCTAAATGGCTTGATAGCTACCAGTTTTCTTATTACATTGAACCCCACAATTTGGGAAGAATAATAGTAACAGAATGATTAATCTAGAAAGTACACCTTGGTTTATTTGCAAAGAAGGCGATACTAATTATTGCGCTTATGTTGATACAGACTCTAATTATTATAATGCTGAACCTTTGCTTAGGCATCTCTACCCTAATTTTGATGAGATGGATGAAGGGGAAAGAGACAACAAACTCGAAGAAATCGCCCTCAAATACCAAGACTTAATTACCGATTATTATTCGGAGATGTCTACAAACGTATTTAACGTTCCAATTCACCGTTTTGAAATGAAAACCGAATGTATCATTCGTTCGGCCTACTTTAGAGCGACTCGCCGTTATGCACAATGGATTACCAAGAAAGAAGGCGTAGTTAAAAACGAGCTAGATATCAAAGGTCTGGAGTTTATGAAAGCTAATTTCCCTCCTATTTTTGGGAAGTTCTTTAATAAGATTCTAGAGATGGCTCTTAAAGGAGCTAGACAAGACGAGATCGATAAACTGCTTCTAGAGTTTAGAGAGCAAATCATGTCCAAAGATCTTAACATTACAATTTTAGGTAATCCAACCTCGGTAAAAACCCTAAACGATTATATTGAGCGTCTTCCAAAACCCGGAGAAATGTTCTCTATAATCAAACCCAAAGCACCAGCACCAGTTAAAGCAGCTATCAAATACAATGACTTGTTAACATTTTGGGGATTGGATAAACAGCACTCTAGAATTACTCAGGGTGATAAAGTTAAATGGATTTATCTACAAAATAATCCTTATAAAATAGAGGCACTTGCATTCCTAGATTTTGATATGCCCGAAAAGATTCGTATATTGTTAGAAGATTATGCTGACAAACACAAATCATTTGAATCTATTTTGGAAAGTAAATTAGAAGGGTTTTATCATGATTTGGGTTGGAAGCTTAATTTGAACCCCTATCGCAATATGTTTTTTAGTTTTTAAATATGGTAAGTAAAACAGAATTACAATCAATCATCTCAAAATATAATTTGAGTGGTTTAATTGATGCAGTAAAGTGGACTGTCCAAGACAATCAACTTACAATCAAATTCAATGCCCCCACTCGAGACATGATTGGGGAGATAGTTCATACTAGTTTTGATCTAGAAGATAGCGAAATAGCTATCTACAATACCTCTCAACTTGATAAACTACTAAATATTACCTTAGGGGATATTGATCTAAGATTAGAGAAAACAGGCCGTATCTTCAGTAAACTTATAATTGAAGATGCTAGCTATAAACTCAATTACTCGCTAGCCGATCTTCTTCTAATCCAACAACCTGGTAAAGTAAATGATCCAGACAACTATATTGTTGAAAGTACTCTAGGTTCAGATGCTATTTTAGCTATGATTAAAGCAAAAAATGCTTTGCAAAGCGATAACGTAGCATTTACCATCAGTCAAAACTTTGATGGCGATCAGGTACTAACAATGGTATTTGGTGATAACTCCAACCACACAAATAAAATTGAGTATATCGTGCCTGACACGGTTATTACGGGCGACTTCCCCAACTTCAATATCCCGTTCAACTCTGAAATGATACGCGTTATACTCGCAAATAATAAAGATGCTAACCAAGCCACAATGAGCTTAAACATCGAAGGGTTGTTAAAGCTAGTATTTGAAGGAGATAATTGGAAGAGTACTTATTATATTGTAAGAAAAGCAGACCAGTAATATGTATCACGGACATAAAATTGTAGCTAGGGCACAAAGTTATGTTATTGTTTAACCCGCTGATCTTAGGACAGCACAAATTTATTAGCGTATGACTACACTCATCTCAGAGAGACACATCTCACCATTTGATCTGTTGTTTAAAGACTTCTTCAGATCGGAATTAAATTTCCAACCAGCCATTGAGGCTAAAATTACCCACCCAGTAGATATTTACGAGAACAAAGACGGCTTGCACTTTGAAGTTGCATGTACTGGTCTTGAAAAAAGCGATGTTGAAATCAATATCGAAGGAGATGTTCTTAAAATATCTTACAACAAAAGTGAAGACGATAAATGTTGTGATATAGACGATTGCAATTACCTACATAAAGGAATCGCACGTCGTTCTTTTAATTTAGGTTATAAAATAGCTCCCAAATTTAAACTTGTAGCGGCTGAAGCAGAAATGAAGAATGGTCTTCTAAAAATTTCTGTTCCATTTGCCGAAGAAGCTAAACCAAAAGCACTTAAAATTAAGTAATATATTTTGAATAAAACGTGCCCTAGCACAATTTTGTTCGTATATTCACGTTATAATTAAATAATTGTTATGAGAAAAAAAGATTCAACAACAACCCGCTACATTAAAGACCCCGTCATTTCTCCATACTATATTCAGTTGGACGATTATTGTTTTGGGGTTCACAAAACTATTGTTGCTGAAGAAAGTGGAAAGGAGTATCATCAAACTTTAGGATTCTATAAAAGTCTTAGCAATGCCCTCTCGGCAATTGCTAAAGATAAAACTATGAGTCAAAGTTATGATACTCTTAAAGACTTTATGAACGAGTATAATGACATTACTAACCGAATTAATAACACAGTTAAGCTATGATTGAAGCGCTCTTTAACGCTATTATAGTCCAACCTATTGAGTTGGAAGAAACAACATATGGAAACATTGTTGTACCCGATTTGGGTAACGAGAAAAATAAAACAGGTAAAGTTGTATCTGTAGGCCCAGGTCACCAAACTATCACAGGTGAATTCCTTACAACAGTTCTAAAAGCAGGAGATATTATTGTTCTACCTACTATGGGATTCACTAAGTTTGAATACAAAGGTGAGGAATACTGGATTGGCCGTGAAAATGATGTTCTAGCTAAAATAAATGAAAATGAGTAAGGTAATTGAATTTGGACCTGAAGCACGAAAACAACTCGTAGCAGGTATTGATAAACTAGCAGATGCTGTAGTAGCAACTCTAGGCCCAAATGGTCGTAACGTAGTCATCGTTAACGAGATGGGTCAGGTACAGTCAACCAAAGATGGTGTAACTGTAGCTAAATCTATTTCTCTAAAAGATAATGTAGAAGAAGTAGGTGTTAAAATGGTAAAACAAGCCGCTATCAAAACTGCTGATAATGCAGGTGATGGTACAACCACTTCCACTTTGTTGGCTCGTGAAATGGTTAAAGCCGGTTTGAACCACCTAAACAACGGAGCAAACGCAGTTGAAATCAAACGTGGGATTGATGCTGCTGTAAAACAGGTAACTGATGCTATTCGTGTTCAAATTCGCGAAGATATCTCTTCAGAAGAACAATTGGAGCAAATCGCTACTATCTCAGCAAACAATGATTCTGAAGTAGGTAAGTTGATTGCAACTGCTCTGAATAAAGTAGGACGCGAAGGTGTAGTTACCATTGAAGAATCTCAATCTGGAGAAACCTATCTTGAAACAGTAGAAGGTATGCAGTTTGATCGTGGTTACAAGTCACACTACTTTGTAACTGATAATAACACAATGTCAACTTATCTTGACAACCCACTTATTTTGATTGCTGATAAGCGTTTTACCCAGGTAAAGGATTTGCTTCCTATTCTTGAAGGCGTATCACAACAAAGTAAACCCCTCTTGATTGTAGCAGAAGACGTTGAAGGTGAAGCACTTGCTACTTTGATTGTAAACAAAATGCGAGGTACAATTAAAGTTGCTGCTGTTAAAGCCCCTGATTTCGGAGATCGTCGTAAGCTCATTCTTGATGATATTGCTACTTTGACTGGTGGTCAGGTATTTAGTACCGATAAGGGTATGCGCCTCGACAAATTCAGTTGGGATTGGTTTGGTAGCGCCAGAAGTGTAACTATAACTAAAGAACAAACAACAATCGTTGATGGAAGAGGAAAATCTGAATCAATACAAGCACGTATTGAAGAGCTTCAACAACAAATCGAAAAAGCAAAAACCCCTTTCGAACAAGAAAAACTCCAAGAAAGGTTGGCGAAGTTTATCGGAGGAGTAGCTATCGTTTATGTAGGTGGAAACACTGAAACCGAGATCAAAGAAAAGAAAGACCGCGTAGAAGATGCCTTGTATGCAACTAAAGCCGCTATCGAAGAAGGTATCGTACCTGGTGGTGGCTCAGCTTTGCTTTATGCTCGTGAAGCTATTACTCATTCTAAAGTAGACGGAGATGCTATTAAAATTGGTAAACAAATTGTTTACCAAGCTTGTGGTAAGCCATTTGAACAAATTCTTTCAAACGCTGGTTATACTCAAAACGATATGTACCCCATTATCAATGAAATTGGTAATCAAGGTGAAATGGGAACTAAGCCATGGTTTGGTTTTAATATCAAAGAGGACCTCATCGTTGATATGAAAGAAGCAGGTATTATTGATCCAGCTAAAGTAACTCGAACTGCTCTCGAAAACGCAGCTTCAGTAGCAGGTACAGTATTGCTTACAGAGTGTGTAGTAGTTGATAATCCAGAGGATAAGAAAGAATCTGATCCGATGGCTGGAATGGGAGGCATGTTCTAATGGATACTCAAGAAGTAGAAAAAAACATTCAAATCGCTGAGCGAGTTCCACCTGGTGACAGGTGGAAACTCCTCAACGGTGAGAAAGTTTATGAATCACTAACTGAGACATTAAATGCTTGGTATCAACAAGCAACGGTAAAACCCCAAGCATTTAGACTTGAGCCCCTAAAGGGAAAGTTGTATATTATTACTACTGAAGAAATAGAAATACCTAAACCTGAACCTAAGAAATACGATTTGTATGGTGACTTCGAGTAAAGAACATACTCTATTTGTTGAAAAATATCGTTCTAAAGTCCTAGATGAGTACGTAGGTAATGAAACTATCAAAGCTACTATATCTAAATATTTAGAACAAAACGATATACAAAATCTTATATTCTATGGAGGTCCGGGAACTGGTAAAACTACTTTGGCTAAGCTTATTGTTTCCAATTTGGATTGTGATTATATTTACATCAATGCTTCAGATGAAAGAGGGATTGAAACAATTAGGGACAAAGTATCCGGATTTGCTTCTTCTGCTTCGTTCAAGAGTATCAAAGTTGTTATCCTGGATGAAGCGGATTTTCTAACAATCCAAGCACAAGCATCACTTCGAAACGTAATCGAAACGTTCTCACGTAGTACTCGTTTTATCTTAACTTGTAACTATGTTGAGCGTATTATTGATCCTCTTCAATCACGTTGTCAGGTACTCAAAATTGTTCCACCTTCAATGAAGGATGTAGCTCGCCACGCAGCAGGTATTCTAGACAAAGAAAATATTGAATGGGATAAGGAAGCACTCGGAAGTATTGTTAAGCAATTCTACCCAGATATTCGTAAAATCCTAGGTACATGTCAGTTATCTACCATTGATAACAAACTTGTTTTGGATAAATCAATGCTTGTATCAAGTAGTTATACAACGCAAGTAATCCACGAATTAAAGACAAGTAAAAACTGGAAAAACATTAGACAAATAATCGCAGACTCTAACTCTAATGATTTCGAAGGTTTATTCAAAGAATTGTACGATAATGCTTCCGAATACGCTCCTGGTAAAGAGGGTATGGTAACAATTATTCTAGAAGAATACCAATACCACGCCAATTTCCGAATCGATAAGGAAATCAATATCATGGCTTGTATAGCTAAAATCATTTCAGTTCTATGATCAACATGGAGATGGTGCATATGGGCCCTCGTTCATTCTATCTCTATAGAACTTACAAAGAGCGAGATAAACCAGTAGATGCTGAGTTGCTTAAAGAGTTTTGGCACTGTGATTCAGTGCTTAAAAAAGAAAATGTATATTATTTCTGTAGAGAAATTCAAGATATAGAGTATGAAGCAGTTCCTGAAGTACACCCTAACTTGGATTAGTGGAAATCTTTCCGTACCTTTCTGGATGGTAGGACATATTCATCTTACCACTAACGTGTACGAAGATATTCACGAAATAATAGCTTCATTTGGTATGAATATAATAGTCGCAATCGGCTTCTATATAGATTGGTTAAAACATAAAAAAGAAAATTCATGATTCAAAACGAACAACCAAGGTTGAACATCGACCTTAAAAACACAGAAAAAGTAGAAACACCAGATGGTAACTACGTTGTAGCTGAAGGTCTTATCTTGCGTAAAGCATCTCGTTTTGCAGTAGGTACTGCTCAAGATGCACTAATTCCAATTCCAGTGTTTTATGATGTTAAAACAGGTCGTATCTTGCAAGAAACACTTCCTGGTGACATTAAAGACGAGTATGACACTATTTGATTGGATAAAAGAAATCACAGTCACTAAGACTCCAGTTGAAAACTTCAGCGAAGAGTCATGGGATTCCTTCAATTCTTACATGATCAGTAGATATTTATCTATGGACATGGGGTATATAGATTTGGTAAATTATGTACAGACCATTCCGTACACTGATAAAAAAACCTACTATAAAATCTATGTTGAGATGATCCCTAAAAAAAATGTCTACCTAAAGTACATTAAGTCCTCTAAAAAAAATAAATCAAAAGAAGTAGCAGAATATATTGCTAAATACTATGAATGTAGTTTAGGCGAAGCCGATCATTACATTGATATTTTAAGAGAAAATGGTGTACGAGATGTTTTATGGAAGATGGGAATCGATAAAAAAGAACAAGATAAATTAGTAAAAGCTTTATAAATAAAAGAGCAAATAGGTTATAATACATCAATTAAAGATTTCGAAAAAACATACCCTGAACTAGCCGCTGAATTTAAAAAAATCCAAGCTGAACAGTATGAACTGTTTGCTGGTAAAATGATGGATTATGGTTTAGCTAATATCGCTTTAGGTTCAACACTTGAAGACCAAGATGATATTAATCTCTCAATCACAGGTATTTGGTTGCGTTGCAACGATAAGATCAATCGCCTTAAAAATCTACTAAAGCGTGGTGGTAAAAACTACGTTGCAGGAGAATCGGTAATTGACAGTTTTATTGACATTTCTAACTACGGAATTATCGCCCAGTTGGTTATGCGAAATAAGTGGAAATAAGTTTTGGCTAAAAAAAAGGTACCTTCTATAATTAAAGAAGTAAAACGATTTAAACAACAAGAGGTTGACTATCGATATCAAAGAGCGATATCGTTTAGTCAATTCTCTATGTTTGAATCTTGCCCTCATAAATGGTCTCTTCAATATAGAGATGGACATTACCGTTCTGAGGTATCTATTCACATGACTTTTGGTACTGCTATACATGCTGTATTACAAGATTACTTAACAGTATTTTACAACGAAAGCAAAGTAGCAGCTGATAAAATTGATCTAGAGACTCAATTTGAAGAAAAACTTAGAGAAACTTATAGAACCGAGTACGAAAAAAATCAAAAGCAACATTTCTCATCCTCTGAAGAGCTTAGAGAATTTTACGAAGATGGTTTAGGTATTTTGTCTTGGTTTAAGAAAAATAAAGGCAAATATTTCAGTAAACGAGGTTGGTGGTTGGTAGGTATTGAAGTTCCAATCCTACTCAACCCCAACCCTCTTTATAAAAATATTGTTTACAAAGGATTCTTAGACGTTGTTTTATACAACGAAACTCTAAACCAAATCAAGATTATAGACATCAAAACTTCAACTCGTGGTTGGAGAGATAAAGAAAAGACTGACGAGGTAAAAATGATGCAGTTAATTCTTTATAAAAAATTCTTTAGTGAGCAATACGGGTTCCCAATTGATAATATCGAAGTTGAGTATTTCATAGTTAAAAGAAAACTACATGGCAACCCCGACTTTCCAGACCCTAGAGTACAACTTCATGTACCCTCATCTGGTAAAATAAAACTGAATAAAGCTACTAAAGCAATCAATGAATTTATTGAGATGGCATTTAATAAGGACGGTTCTTATAACACAGGACCTCAATTAAAGGTACCCTCTAAACACAATTGCACATACTGTCCTTTCAAAGGAAATAAAGATTTGTGCGATAGAGGGCTATCTTAATGCTATCCCTATATATTTATAACCGTATATAATTTAACAATAAAATCTATGAGTAAAAAAGACATGACCCTAACTAGTGTCAAGATCCAAAGTGATTTATTTGACGAGTTTAAGGTTTCATGCGTAAGACACAAATTCTCTTTTCAAAAACTTGCCGACCGAGCAATCCATTTGTACCTTACCGATGAAACGTTTAGAAAAACTATCCATAATCACAACGACTTAGACATCCAATAATTTATGAAAGAAGGTTATATTTCAAGAGAACAACGAAAAAAAATCCTATTATTAACAGACGACATTAGACTACCCTCAGGTGTAGGTAACATAGGTAAAGAGATAATTTTAGGTACAGCACATCACTACAATTGGGTAAATTTAGGAGCAGCTATCAATCACCCAGATGCTGGTAAACGCTTTGATTTAAGTGCTGATACCAACCAAAATGCAGGTATAGATGATGCTAGTGTTTTTCTATATCCTTACAATGGTTATGGAGATGCAAATATCCTAAGACAAATCATCCAGATTGAAAAACCAGATGCTATAATGATGATTACTGATCCTCGTTATTTTGTTTGGTTGTTCCAAATTGAAAACGAAATCAGAAAAACCATTCCATTAATTTACCTTAACATTTGGGATGATTACCCAGCACCTTATTACAATAAAGCATTCTATGAATCATGCGATGCATTGTTAGGTATTTCAAAACAAACAGTTAATATTAATAAACTAGTTTTGAATGAGAAAATAGGTAAAAAAGTAATTGGATATTTACCTCACGGAATGAATACTGAAGTATTCTATCCTATAAAAGACAAAGCAACTAATAAAGATTTTATAAACTTTAAAAAACAGTTGTTTGGTGAAAAAGAATATGAATTTGTAGTATTTTATAACTCAAGAAATATTCGCCGTAAACAAGTACCCGATACTATTTTAGCATTTGATCAGTTTGTAAAACAACTACCTAAAGAAAAAGCAGATAAATGTGTAATGCTTCTTCACACTGAACAAATAAGTGAACATGGTACTGATCTACCAGCAGTTATAGATACACTTTGTTCTCCAGACACTAATATTGTGTTCACACCAGGTAAATTAGATGTAAAAGTATTAAATTATCTTTACAATCTAGCAGATGTTCAGATTCTACTTACCTCAAATGAAGGTTGGGGTCTATCACTTACAGAAGCATTGCTAACAGGTACTCCTATTATTGCTAACGTAACAGGTGGAATGCAAGATCAAATGCGTTTTGAATTTGAAGATGGTACTTGGATTGATTTCGATGCTGATTTCCCTTCAAACCACAGAGGTACTTATAAGAAACACGGTAAATGGGCATTCCCAGTATACCCAAGTAATATCTCAATCGTAGGTTCTCCTCCCACTCCCTACATTTTTGATGATCGTTGCCGTTGGGAAGATGCAACTGAGCGTTTGATGGAAGTATATAACTTACCTAAAGAAGAAAGAGAAGGAAGAGGTATGGCTGGACATGAATGGGCTACAAGTGATGAAGCCGGATTCACTACAAATCACCAGGCAAACCGTTTTATCAATTTTACAGATGAATTATTTAATACTTGGACTCCAAGAGAAAAATATGAATTGATAAATGCTAGCGAATATAAAAAACCAGTCTTAAACCATAAATTAGTATATTAATGAAACCAGTTTTTGTAATAAGTTGCCCAATCGACACTTACAGTGGATATGGAGCACGTTCTAGAGATATTGTTAAAGCAATTATTAAGACTGACAAGTATGATGTAAAAATTCTTCCACAACGTTGGGGTGCTACACCTTGGAACTTTATTGAAGATCATAAAGACGAGTGGGGATTTTTACAATCACATATCTTAACTGAACCTAAATTAACTCAACAACCCGAAATTTGGGCCCAAATCACCATTCCAAATGAATTCCAACCAGTTGGAAAATATAATATTGGTATTACAGCAGGTATTGAAACCACAGCTGTAAAAGGTGAATGGATTGAAGGTTGTAATCGAATGAATCTTGTAATTACATCCTCTGAATTTGCTAAAAAGACATTCGAGTCTATGAGCTATGAGGTTAAAAATCAACAAGGTCAGTTACAAGGTCACTTAAAACTTACAACACCTATTGAAGTTATTTTTGAAGGTGCTAATACTGACATTTATAAAGTACTTAATACTCCTTGTTCCTTGGATCTTCAAATCAAAGAATCATTTGCTTATTTGTTTGTAGGCCATTGGACACAAGGTGATTTTGGAGAAGATAGAAAAAATGTTTCTTTATTGATTAAAGCATTCTATGAAACATTTAAAAACAAAAAGACTAAACCAGCCTTAATTTTAAAAACAAGTGGTTCAGGTTCTTCTTATATGGATCGTAATGCTATTTTAGATAAAATTGATAAAATTAAAAAATCAGTTAATTCTAAAGATCTTCCTAGTATTTATCTTCTTCATGGTGAATTTACAGATGAAGAAATAAATGAGATTTATAACCATTCTAAAGTAAAAGCTATGGTTAGCTTAACTAAAGGTGAAGGATTTGGACGTCCCCTTCTTGAATTTAGTTTAGTTAAAAAACCAATTATAGCTACAGGATGGTCAGCTCATACTGAGTTTTTAGATCCTAATTTTACAGTAGCTTTAAAAGGTGAACTTAAACCAGTAGGAACATCAGCCATAAATGATTGGGTTATAGCTGGATCACAATGGTTTAATGTTGATTATGGTCAAGTAGGATATTATTTTAAAGATGTATTTGAAAACTATAAAAATTATACTGATGGAGCTAAACGTCAAGCCTTTAAAAGTAAAAACGAATTTAGTTGGGATAAAATGTTTGAAAAAGTAGACCAAACACTTACTCAACACATCCCCGAATTTCCTAAAGAAATTCAACTTCAACTTCCTAAATTACAACTTCCTAAATTACAAAAAGTCTAATGGATAATTTAACTACATGCGAACGTTGTGGCTCAGATGCTTGCTACGTTCAAGAAGTCAACTCAGAAGTAAAATTATACCACTGCTACGGGTGTGGGTTCATAGCTAACACAGTTATGACCCGCGGCTCGGAGTTTTTGGAACAACAACTTGCAGTACTACCTGAATTATATAAAGAATTAATGGGTGAAGACGAGAATGGTCTTATCTGGTTACCTTCAGTAGTTAATGTTCCTGATAAAGGAATGGTATTTGCCGACGGATCTAATGGTCAGCAATGGGCTTGGGCTGCTGTAAAAGCAACTTTAATGTCTGAAGAAGAAAAAACCAAGTTTAAGGCTAAAGGTAAAGAGTATGATTACAAAATGGATATGTCGTCTTTACAACATTTTTCTGAACGTGATTACATGGAGGCCCTTTCATACATTGGTGTTTTACCCGAATAAAACAGATATGAAAATTAGTTACGCAGTTACGGTTTGCAATGAATTGGTGGAGATTCAACGTCTCCTCCCATTCTTACTTAAACATAAGTCCCCAAATGATGAGGTTGTAGTTCTATATGATTCTAAAAATGGTTCTTCATCTGTAGAACAGTACCTAAGAGCATCTTCGGTTGCTGATTCTAAATTTAGATGGTACTCATACGAGTTTAAAGATGATTTTTCGGATATGAAAAATCATTTAACTCATTTATGCTCTGGAGATTACATCTTCCAGGTTGATGCTGATGAAATGCCTAACGAAAACCTAATGAGATATTTAGGTCCAATCCTCCTTAATAACCCAGTAGATGTAATTCGAGTACCTCGAGTTAACACAGTCTCTGGTTTAACCCCAGAACACGTTCAAAAGTGGGGGTGGGTTGTAGATGGTAAAGGTCGAGTTAACTGGCCTGATCTACAGTGGAGAATCTACAGAAAATCACCGGATATTAAGTGGAAAAATAAAGTACACGAGATTCTCGATGGTTACAATACTCATTCAGTATTACCGTTAGAAGAAGAATTTGCACTCCAACACCACAAAGATATTAAACGTCAAGAAAAACAAAATGAATTGTATAATACGTTATGAAAAAGTTTAAAAAAATATTCATAGCCGGTGCTAATGGTATGTTAGGAACTACTTTAAAAAGCTTAACAGATACATCTGAAATGCTCTTAACAGACAAAGAACTTTCAGATGGAATTAAATTTTGTGATATTAGAGACTTAAAACATACTGCAGAAGTAATAAATAATTTTCAACCGGATATTATTTTAAATTTTGCAGCTTTAGTTGATTTAGAATATTGTGAAAAAGAAAAAGATGATTGCTATTTAACAAACACTATTGCTGCTATTCATTTATTTAATTTAGCTAAAGATCAAAATATTCCTTATGTTTTTATTAGCACAGCAGGTATATTTGGAAATGATAAAGAATTTTATACTGAAGAGGATCAACCATATCCTTTAAGTGCTTATGGGAAAAGTAAGTACTATACTGAACAACTTCTTCAAAATCAAGGATATGAAAAATATTGGATTTTTAGAGCTGGTTGGATGATGGGTGGTGGTCCTGAAAAAGATAAAAAATTTGTTAACAAAATAATGAAACAAATTAATTCAGGAGCTAAAGAATTATTTGTTGTAGATGATAAATTAGGAGTACCTACATACACTAAAGATTTTGCAAATTCAATTTTGAGACATGTAGAAGAAGATTTACCTTATGGATTATATAATATGGTAAGTCAAGGTGAAGCTAGTAGATATGAAACTGCTATTGCTATTAATGAATATCTTAATTTAGGATTAATAGTGAATAAAGTAAATAGTGATTATTATAAAGAAGAATATTTTGCACCTCGCCCATATTCAGAAAAACTTATAAACAAAAGTTTAAATAATTTAGAAAGAAATTATATGAGAAATTGGAAAGTATGTCTTCATGAATATTTAAATGAATTTTTTAAAAAATGATCCCTGTAGCTCGACTTTGGCATAAAAAAGGAAAGTTGGAGTATTATACTATGCTCCAACTATTAAAATATTTACCTGATATTGAATTTGAATACCATGTAATACTAGATCAGCCTAATTATAAAGATGAATGGACTGAAAAAATAGATAATCTCCCAGTTAAATGTACTTGGTATTCTAAAGAGGATATGCATAACTATTTAAAAGATAGTGGTTATGGTAATGATGAATTAATTTCTAAAATACCTAAGTTTATTCATTTTTACCACATTTTAATTAATCATTATTTAAGACGTGTACATAGTTTTGATTATGTTCTAACTATTGAATATGATGTTATCTTTAATAGTAATGATTTATCTCAACTAGAAGAATTTCTTACTAATAAAATCCCATTTGGAATAATAGAACCAGCTAATCTTGGATGTGATAAAGCTTTAGCTCAACAACTTTCAAATTTATTTGATCAAAACATAATTAAATATCCTAATGTAGGAATTAATGCTGGGTTTAAGGGACTTAATTTAAAAGTATTTGATGAATTTTTAAACCCATCAACATTTAATCTTTTATTGAATATTTTTAACTTTTCAGGTATTTACAATGAAGATGGAAGTGAAAAAACAGGATGGGAAAGAACAACAATTGATACTCAAGAACAATCTTTTCATTCTTTAATGAATGCTCTAAGCCCAGAATACCAGTTATTAGATCCTAATCAGTACTATGTTTTTCCTTATTGGGTTGATATGGACTATTTAATGAAGTCCAAAGTTATTCATTTTATTGGGCATGAAAAACCACAATCAATGATGGATATAATTGATTTAAAACTTAAAGAATGGGAATAATTTATACAAATTATGGCTAACGGAATATATAAAATTACAGAAGATTTTGAAAAAGCATTAGGTGATTATACAGGAGCACCCTATGTTGTAACACTTGATAACATGAGTAATGCTTTATTTTTGGCATTATACTATGAAAAAAATATTAAAAAAAGTCTCACAACTAATAAAATAACTATCCCTTGTAGAACCTACCCTTCAGTCCCATGTGAAATTATTCATGCTGGATTAAAAGTAGATTTTGAACCTGTTAAAGGAAGAACTATTAAAGGGATGTACCAATTAAAAGGAAGTAATGTTTGGGATTCGGCGTTAAGTTTTACTACAAACATGTATAAATCTGGTCAACATATTTGCATTTCATTTACCGGACCCTATAAACACTTTAAACTATCTAAGGGTGGGGCTATTTTAACAGATAATCACGATGCTTACTTATGGTTTAAAAGAGCCAGATATTCAGGTAGAAGAGAATGTTCTTATCATGATGATTATTTTGATATGTTAGGGTGGAATTTTTATATGATGCCTGAATTAGCAGCTCGTGGTTTACTTCTTATGAATCAGTTTTACCATGGTGAAACCCCTAAACACAATGAAGACCTAGAAATGCCCTACCCAGATTTATCTAAATTTCCTATATATACTCAATCTAATGGATAAAAAAATAGGAATAATGCAACCCTATTTCTTCCCATATATAGGGTACTTTCAATTAATAAACTCAGTTGATGAATTTATTATATATGATAATATTCAATATACTAAAAAGGGATGGATTAACAGAAATCGTATTTTAGTCAATAATCAAGATCAATTATTTACTTTACCCATAAAAAAAGACTCAGACTATTTAAATGTGGTAGAACGAGAATTATCTGATTCATGGGAAAAAGATAAAAATAAAATATTAAATACTATAAAATCTTCATATAGTAAAGCTCCTTACTTTCAGGAAACATTTGAGTTAATTTCAAAATGTTTAAATAATTCTGAAAATAATTTATTTAAATTTATATATGATAGTATTATTTTAATAAATGATTATTTAGAAATTAAGACATCTATTGTAATTTCTTCTACAATAGACATAAATCACACTTTGAAATCCCAAGATAAAGTTTTATCTTTATGTAAAGCATCAAATGCATCTACATATATAAATGCTATAGGTGGACAAACTTTATACAACAAAGATATATTTAATACTCATAATATTAAATTACAATTTATTAAATCAGATATGATACAATATTCTCAATTTAATAATAAATTTATACCTTGGCTATCAATTATAGACGTTATGATGTTTAATTCTGTAGAAGACATTAAAAAATATTTAAATAGTTATACTTTAATATGAAATGGAAAAAATTAGGACATATATTTGATCCAACAAATTGGGAAGATGGAATTGATAGACCTTGGATGAAAACACATTCACAATGTCCTAGCACCCAAATATTTGAGGATTATGTACGTGTATACTTTTCATGTCGCCCCCACCCAGATGTTAATGGGCAATATGTTAGTTATACTACATATTTAGATTTAGATAAAAAAAATTTATCTAAAGTGCTTAAGGTTGCAGACAAACCCTTGATGCCATTAGGTAAGTTAGGTACCTTTGATGAGTTTGCAATTTATCCTACATCTACAATTAGGATTAATAATCAAACCCATCTTTATTATGCTGGTTGGTCTAGATGTCAATCTACACCATACACAGTTTCAATAGGACATGCTATTAGTAATGACGGGATTACTTTTACCCGTACTGCAGATGGTCCTATTCTAACTAACTCACAACATGAACCTTATGAATTGAGTGGACCTAAAATAAGAAAATTTAAAGATACCTTTTTTATGTATTACTTAGCAGGTGAAGGGTGGGTTATGGATGACAACAAACCAGTATCAAAATATAAAATACGTTTAGCCTTATCAAAAGACGGTATTAACTGGGACAAACTAAATACAGACTTAATCCAGAGTATTTTACCTGAAGACGAATGTCAAGCAGGCCCAGATGTCTTTTTTAAAAATGATAAGTATCATATGTTTTTTAGCTATAGATATGCTACTAACTTTAAAAATAAACAACGAGGTTATAAGATTGGTTATGCTTCATCAATTGATGGTATACATTGGGAAAGAGATGATAAAAAAGCTGGTATTGAATTAGCGGAAACTGGTTGGGATTCTGAAATGCATCACTATCCTCATATCTTTGAGGTAGATAATAAAATGTATATGATATACAATGGTAATGAGTTTGGTAAATATGGAATAGGATTAGCAGAATTAATAGAAGAATTATGAATATAATAGGAAATAAAGTTATATTAAGAGCTATTGAGCTTGATGATTTAGACCAATTACACATTTGGGCTAATGATCCTGCTACACAAGATATTATTGGAAATATTCATTTCCCCAGTTCTAAAGAATATCAAACTCAGTGGTTTAATAAATTGCAAACTGATACCTTAAACCAACGACTAGCTATAACTACAAAAGAGGACGGATTGATTGGATTATCTAGTATTATGAATATAGATTGGCGAAATCGTCATGCTTGGCATGGTATTATATTAGGAGATAAAGACATTCGTGGAAAGGGATATGGTGTAGACACAGTTATGGCAACTATGAGGTATGCTTTTGATGAAATGAACTTAGAACGCCTAGATGGATCAATTATAGAATATAATACAATATCTTACTCATTATACTGTAATAAGTTAGGATGGAAAGAAGAAGGAAGGAAAAAAAATTACTACTTTAGACGAGGTAAATATTATGACCAAATAGTAGTTGGAATAAATAGAGATAACTACTATGAGTTAATAAAACAAAATAATTATTGGAATGAGAAATTATAATAAAGAACTTAAAGATACTAAAGATCACAAATATGCTTATAACTTTGATTTAGATATAATGCATCCCTATATGTTTGAGTCTTTTAAAAATCATTTTGTTGAAGGGAATTGTCTTGAACTAGGAAGTTCTAAGGGTGACTTTACAAAATATCTTATTTCTTATTTTAATAATATTACATGTGTTGAAGCTTCTCAAGAAGCAGTTGAAATTTCTAAACAAAAATTAGATATTGATGCTAATAATAAAATTGTATATTTTAATTCATTATTTGAAACTATAAAACTTCCTAAAAAATATGATAATATTATATTAACTCATGTTTTAGAACATATAGATAATCCTGTACAACTATTAACTAAAATTAAAACAGAATGGTTGTCTGAAAATGGGAAGTTATTTCTAGTATGCCCTAATGCAAATGCTCCCTCAAGACAAATTGCAGTTAAAATGGGACTAATCCCCAATAATACAGCAATTACTCCTTCAGAAGTAGAGCATGGGCATCGAATTACGTACACTTTAGATACACTAGAAAGAGATGCTAAAGCTGGAGGGTTAAATATTATTTACAGATCAGGAATATTCTTTAAAGCGTTAGCTAATTTTCAATGGGATCAATTATTAAACACTAATATTATTAGTAAAGAATATTTAGATGGATGTTATTCTTTAGGTCAACAATATCCTGACTTGTGTTCTAGTATAATGTTAATTTGTAAAAAAGATTAATATGCCTCGGATTATAATAGCAGCTCCTTCTTATAATGAGTCAATAGGAGGAAGTATAACTTTACATAGATTATGTGATATACTTATTACATTAGGGTATGATGCATATCTATATCCAACAATAAAGCTAAACGGAACATTAAATAGTTTTACTATTAACTCCTCTTACAAGTATAATATTGCAACTAAAATTGACCCTATTGAAGATATAGCAATATATCCTGAAATAGAGCCCGGAAATCCATTTCAATGTAAAAGAATTATACGTTATATACTAAATAAATTTCATCTACCTCAATATGATAATACTATAGCTACCTGGGGAGAATCTGACTATTATTTATACTACCACGAGCTATTTTATGATAATTTAAAACCTAAGAATATACTTACAATTCTTGATTCTAAATTAAATTTATTTAAAGATCATAATACAGATCGTAACGTAGAATCTTGCCACACATATAGAAAACGTTTACATGAAAAAGATACTATAATACCTATACACCCTCAAGATTCTATTGAAATAGAATTTAATACACCTGATTATAAATTAGTAGAAATTTTTAATAAATGTAAAAGATTCTATAGCTATGATACAGAAACTTATTTAAGTACTTTAGCAGCATTATGTGGTTGTGAAAGTGTAATAGTACCTAGTACTGATATATCAATAGAAGAATTAAAAAAAAGACGTGAAACATTAGGAATAACTTATGGAGTAGCATATGGAATCAATGATATAGAAAATGCTGAAAAGACCAAACACTTGTTAAGAGAACATTTCGAAAAACAAGAAATATCTCAATTTACAGAAACTAAAAATATATTTACTAAAATTTACAAACATTTTAGTATAACAGATATAGTATGAAATATATAATATCCAGTAATATAAATTATTATAAAAATACATACAAACCTATAGTAACCTCTCTTATTGACTCAGGTATAGAAACTACAGATATAATAATGGTAGTAGGAGGATGTACTGAGGATTCCTTATTAAAGAATACATTAGGAATAAATATAATACCGGTACTGTATAATTCTTTTGACCTAACAGGGTTAATATACGTAGCTGAAAATAGTGAAAAATTTTTAGATACAAATTATTTTTTACTACATGACACTTGTTTAGTAGGTCCAAACTTTAAAAAACTATCACAAGAAGTAGAGGTTAATGCCCCTATTAAAACTTTAAGAGAAGGTATATCTATGAACATAGGTATGTATTCCTTACAAACTCTAAATGAAAATATAGAAAATCTAAACAAGTTAAAATACTACCCTCAGACCCCAGAAGAACTCCAACAGGTGAAAGAGTTATTTGTAATAAACGAAGACATTATATTTAAACTATATGGAGACTATTGTTATAGAAATAACTACATAAGCACTCATTCAGATATATTAACAATACCTGAACTAAGAGATCGATTTAAAAAAGATGCTTACCAGGAATATTTTAACACTTTAGAGAATAGTACAGTAACAAGGCAAATGGGGTATAGTTCTTTATTAGATTTTTATAAATTTCAAGCCAACTGGAAATGGGGGAACGGATGGAAAATAGGAGTATAGATTATCTTATAGTAGGAGCAGGCTTCTACGGAGCTATTTGTGCATATGAACTTACAAGAAAAGGTCATAAATGTCTAGTTTTAGATAAGAGATCTCACATAGGAGGTAACTGTTATACTTCTAATAAAGATGGGATAAACGTACATGAATACGGTCCTCATATCTTTCATACATCTAATGAAGAAGTTTGGAAGTGGATTAATCAGTTTGTAGAATTTAATAACTTTATACTATCACCGGTAGCTAACTACAAAGATGAGATTTACTCCCTACCTTTTAATATGTGGACCTTTAGTAAACTGTGGGGAATTACAAATCCTTTTCAGGCTAAGGACATTATAAGAAATCAGAGTAAGCATATAGGAACTCCACGTAACTTAGAAGAACAAGCAATAAAGCTTGTAGGTACAGACGTTTATGAAAAACTAATTAAAGGATATACAACTAAGCAATGGAAAAAAGATCCTAAAGAACTACCAAAAGAAATTATTAAAAGACTCCCAGTACGTTTTACATATGACAGTAACTACTTCAACGATAAGTACCAAGGTATACCTATTGGAGGATATACTCAAATATTTGAGAAATTACTAAAAAAGGTAGAAGTTAAACTGGAAACAGACTATCTCGAGAATAAGGAATATTGGAATACTCAAGCTACTAAAGTAATCTACACTGGACCTATTGATAGATATTACAATTATCAGTTTGGTTTTCTAGAGTATAAGTCTACAGAGTTTATTCATTTTCTGAAACAGGAAGAGAATGTACAAGGGACAGCTTTAATGAACTTTACAGACGTAAATGTAAAGCAAACTAGAATTATTGAACATAAACATTTTGAGAAAACAGAACTTCCACATTCTTGGATTACTTATGAAATACCTACTGAATATATCCCTGAAAAGATAGAGCCATTATATCCAGTAAATGATAAAGAGAATACAGAAAAATATCTTCAATATAAAAATTTGGCAGATCAAGAAAAAAATATTATATTTGGGGGTAGATTAGCTGAGTACAAATATTATGATATGCATCAAGTAATTGAATCTGCTTTAAATAAGGTAAAAGAAATATATGAAAATAATTTATAGAATTTCAGATGCTGGTTATAAAAAAGAAAAACCAGATTATATAAATAATGAAAACTGTTTAAAAAATGCTGTTAAAGTATTTAATAACGCTGATTGGAATATTATAGCAGATAACATTTCATCTAAAACTAGTGACATGATTCAAAAATATAAATCTCAGGATCATATCTACTATGTTTCGGTTGGTCACGGTTCCGGTACTTTTAATCTAGCACTAGATGAAGCTTTACAGTCCCTAGATGATGAAATTATTTATTTTGTAGAAAATGATTATTTACATAAACCAAATAGTCAAAAAATAATTGAAGAAGGTTTGAATTTAGGAGCTGCTTTTGTATCATTATATGACCACCCAGACAAGTATCTTTCACCCTCTAAAGGTGGAAACCCATATTGTGAAGGAGGAGCTGAAGATACTAGAGTATATTTGACTAAATCTACCCATTGGAAAGTTACTAATTCTACAACAATGACATTTGCTGCTAAAGTTAGTACTTTAAAAAGAATAGAACCTATCTTAAGAAAATACACTCAAGGATCTTATCCTGAAGATTTCAAAATGTTTCTAGAGCTTAGAGAACAAGGAGAATTACTAATAACTCCAATCCCGGGTTATGCTACTCATGGTGAAACAGCTTGGTTATCTCCTTTAACAGATTGGTCACAAATATGATCTCAGTAATTATCCCAACTTATAAAGAACCTGAAGTATTAGATTTATGTTTAAAATCTGCTAT